AGTTCCGATATATTTTAATGATGGTTGCGATACTATCGCAACATACTGAACGTTAAAAAACGGGCGACGGGCGTACTAACGGCCCGTCGCGCTTTTATGTGAGTGAGCCGGGAATCAGCGGGCCGTAGCCGTTGATGGTGCCGCTGTAGGTGGCCTGCTGGGCGACTTGGCCGGTGGCCTGCACGTTGGTCATCTTGCCCTGGCCTGAGCAGATGACGGTGCCCATCGTGCGGTTCTGCTCGCCGCTGGCGAGGGCAATCTTCCAGTTGATGATTTCGTCGTTGACCTTGCCTTCCATGTCAGCAAAAGTCTTGCCGGTGTCCGTGCCGCTGGCAACGAGGGCAGAGAAGTTGATGTCGTAGGTGCGACCTACCACGTCGTTCTCGTCCCACACGGCACCCGTGGAGTCGGTGGTGTCCTTCGTCGTGCTGTTCTCGGTCTGGGCCGAACCATGAAGACTGAGTTCGGTGCTCATGGCTATCACCTTGTTGCTGCTACCTTCTACGATGAAGAGTCTGAGATGTTGTCCTTTTTCCATTGTCGTAATGTTTTAGAGGGTTATGCCAAGGCACCGCTGCCCATGTACTGGCGCGTCACCTGAATGTTGGCGCGGTTGTTGGCCTGGATGGTGAAGTCGTTGAGAATGGCCTGGCCCGAGCGGGCGAAGGCTGCGTTGTTAGGAGTACGGTTCTGGGAGCCTGCTACTTCCTTGGTCTCGTCCCAGCCGACTTGCACTTTCTCGTCGCTGACGAACTGCTGGATGACGGCGATGAGCGCGGCGGCTGTGGCCTCGTAGCTGTCCACCTGCACCGACCATGAGCGTGAGGTCATCTGCTCCATGCCGAACGAGCCCTCAGAATCCTTGGTCTTTGCGTCTTCCATATTTCCGGTGATGCTAACCTGACAGCTGGAGGCCTCAGGTACGGCACCGCCTCCGACGAATGCGCGGAAGTTCTGACCTTTCAGTTTTTTTAATGCCATAGTTGTTTACTTTTTGGTGATTGTTACTTTTTGCTCGAAGCTGAAGGTGTCCGGGTGGTACTGGCAGATGGTGCGCGTCCACTTGGTGCCTTCGGGGAGAGAGTCAACCAATGTCTGGCACTGGCTGTAGATTTCCTCGCGGCTCTTGGCCGTGAGCGTCACGCTGCCCTTGCTGAGCAGCTCTTCCTGGAGTGATGTCTTGATGCCGTTATCCATTGTCTTCGGTGGTTAGGTCAACATCGCACTGATAGCGGAGCACCTGGCCGTAGCCTGGCTTCCATTCGTCGTAGAGGATGGGTTCCGCCGTGAACTGGTAGCCGCTCACCTGGGTTTCGTGCTCGACGAAATAGGTGTGTACCACGTCGCGCACCTGCTGCGTCAGGTCGTGAAGTGCGGAGAGGGTTGCCGCCATGACGGTGATGCCTATCTGCACATGGTCGCAGTCGCTCTCGTAGGCATCGTCCTTCGTGGTCTGGTCGTTGTTCAGCCCGTCGAAGGTGACGATGAGATAGGGAACGGGCACGTTGTCCGCGTCTTCTTCGGGCAAGGGGATGGCCGTGCCGTAGAGCCGTGGCTGCTCGCTCCTGTGCTCCTCGCCCTTGCTGACGTAGGTCGTGATGGCCTCCATCAGTTCGGGCGACGACTGGAGGGCGGCAATGAAGATGCTGTCGGTCTGTAGGCTCATGCTGTCAGTCGATATTGATGGTTAATAATTTCATTAACGACGAACTCCAGCAGACGACCGCCGACGTAGCCTTGTAGGTAGGCTGCCTGCTCCGTACCGAGTGCCACGCCGTAGTATTCAGCGACGTGCGCCTGTACGTGGTCGGTCTCGTGGTCGATGGTGTTCAGGAACTCCCGCAGGCTGGTGGCGCGTCCTATGCACACGATGCTTTCGCACCGGCCCATTGAGGTGAGCGTATAGCCTGCGTTCCATCCTTGCAGGTTGCTGACGGCATCTTCCACCATCTGCCGCGGGGCACCCAGCGAGCTGAGCATTGCGCCCACTTCGCCAAGGTCTTGCGGCCATACGTCGTAGAGTACAGTCACGTCCCAATAGCCTTCGATGTCAAGATGCTGTGCTGTCATTCGTCTATTCACTTTAGAGTTGGTTGCGGTTTTCGGCACCGTTGCGCCCGTAGGCATCGCGCTGGCCTTTCAGGTAGGCTTCGCGCTCCTCGGGAGTCATGTAGTCGAGGTGCTGGCCTTCCATGTGCTTGTCGCGCATAGCCTGCTCGTAGCCCTCGCGGTAGCCGTCACGGTAGCCTTGTTCAAACTCACGGCCTACGGTCATGGTGCGGTAGTTGCCGCCCGTGCCGCCCGTGCGGAACTGGTGGCGCATCTGTTCGCGCATCTGTTCCTTCAGGTCTTGGCCGTCGTTGGTCAAAATCAGTGTTCCACTGTTTGGATCGTAAATCATTGCTTTATCTGTTTTTATCAAAGTCGCCATGACTATGAATCTTTCTTGCCTCCTTTCGGAGCGGGGGCTGGTGCCGGTGCGCCGCCGCTCAGTTTCTCCAGCAGTTCGATGGTGCGAGTTTGCAAGTCCTTCATGCTTTGCTGTTCGCCTTTCATAGCTGCCAGTTCTGCCTGAAGGCTTTCGATGGTCTCAGCCTGTCGGCGAGTGGCCGCATAGCCGGGGTTGATGGCTTCCTTGCATTTGGGGCCGTCTTGCTTCAACTTCTTGTAGTAGTTGAGATTCTGGAGAATCTTGTCAGCTTCGCTCACCTTTTCGTCGATGATGCGCTCAGCCGTCTCACGGTTTCCCGTGTAGATTTCAGGCTCACGGCCTGCCACTTCGAGATTGACAGGCAGCCCTGGCACCACTCGGTCTTGACCGCCGATGTTGATGGTCAGGTCAACCAACTGTGTGTTGAGCGTGTTCTGCATCGGCCAGTAGGGTGCCGATTTGCCTTTCACTGTGCCGACGGCTACCTGTAAGCCGCCGTTGGTGCTGATAACGTAGAAGTTCGCACCGGGTTGAAGTTCAGAAAAATTTACCATAGTCATAGTTCTTTTGATTGTTAATACTCTTGTTAATTATGTCGTTGCCGGAGCGGGTGTGCTCATCAGCTGGAGGATGTTGTTGCCGAGGTCGTTGAACACTTCCAGCACGCCTGTTCCCTGAAGGTCGGCCACCGTCACGGGCTGGCCTCCGAAGAAGGTCAACTGGCGGGTGTTTCCGTTCAGTGAGAGCGTCACGGGCAGCGCGGCATCGGTTCCTGCCGGAATAGCCGTACCGATACGGACGTAAATCGTCCCGGTCGGTGCTATGTTGCGGTCGCCCATCGAGAGGTTCACGGCAGTAGTACCCACGGTGATGTTCGTCACCATGAGGTACGGCACGTAACCGTCAACGAACGGCACTTGATTACAGTTGCAGTTACAGCAGTTCATGTCTTGCCTCCTTTCCTGATTAGAAACCGCCGCGATAGCCGTATCCGGGATAGCCGTTGAAGCCGGGCCAGTTGCTGTTGGGTGTGTTGTTCACCACCTGAAGGTTCGGGTACTGAACGGGAACGGTGTTCGGCATCTTGTCGAGCATCTCCTTGACGGTGGCCTGGATGGGAGCCAGCTGTGCGTTCACGTAGCCGAGAATCTGTGAGGTCTGTGCGTTGATGTTGTCCTTCGTGCGCAGCTGGCTAATCTCGTCGGCCTGCTTGTCGATGATGGCCTGCATGTCGCGCTCACGGGCATCACAGAACTCCTTGATCATGGTAGTCTTCAGGTCGGCAATGGCATCCACCTGACGCTGGCCCTGTGCGTTGATGCTGCCCTTCAGGTCGTTGGTCTGCTCGATGGTCTGGATGCGTCCCTCATAACCCTGCTGGGTGGTCAGCAAGCGGTTGTCGCAGCAGCACTGAGCGAGCTGAGAAGCGAGGTTGCAGTCGCCCTGCTGGAGTGCGTTGATAACCTGGAGGAAGCCCATGCCGTTGGCACTTGCCAGATTGCTGATAGCAGCCTGTACGCCCATGACAGCGGGAAGCACGGTGTTATAGTTCTGACCCATCGACGTAGCGAGGTTCTGGATGGCTGCACGGCTGGCATCGCCCTGTGCCGTGACGGCCTGAAGTGCGAGCTGGGTGTCAACAGCCGGACAACCACAACCGCCACAGTTGCCACGGTTTCCGTAGCCGTTACCGTTGCCGAAGATGTTAGGGAAGATGCTGGCGATGACGGCGAATCCGAGGATGTCAGTAAGGCTCGTCTGACCGTTGTTACCGAACAGACCACCGCCGTTTGCTACCGGGAGGATCATTCCTCCGTTCTGATTACCCCCGTTCTGGGGAAGCTGAATAATTTCAGGCATAATCTTTAAGTTTTAATTGTTAAACATGAATGTGCGGCACTTTGCCGTACACTCTTCGGCTGTTTTCTTGTCTGGGGTTTACTCAAAA